CCGGCGGCTACAAGACCCGCCAGTCGAAGGCGAGCTAAGTAGTGGGCCTTCCCGTCACTCAGACCGTCTCGAGCTTGGGCGGCTATAAGCTGTCCACGCGCGCGGCCGTAGCGCAGCAGCGCTATGACGCACCGCGCGCCGCGAAGAGCGTCGAGGGTGAATATCGGGAAGGCCCCTACGATCTACCTATCACCGGCGGATGGCTTTCGCCTGAAGCTGGTCGGAACCTGAATTTCTGGCAGATGGGCTATGACGTTCAGAGCCCTCGCGGGTCGGCCATGGTCGAGGCGTGCGTCTCGGCCTACGCGCAGACGATCGCGATGTGCCCGGGCAATCACTGGCGCCGCGCCGAGGGCGAAGGGCGCGTCCGTGTTTCGAATTCCGCCCTGGTCCGGGTAATCAAGAAGCCGAACGCTTATCAGACCATTTCCGACTTTCTGCTCAACGCGTCCCGCGCCTTGCTCTTTGAGGGCAACGCATACGCCCTCGCGCTTCGCAACGATCGCTACGAGATCACCGAACTGCACCTGATGGACCCGCGCGCCAGCTTCGCGCAGGTCGCACATGACGGCTCGGTCTTTTATCACCTGTCCGGCAACGAGGTTATTAATCGTCAGATCGGCGCCGGTTTCACGGTCCCCGCGCGCGACGTGCTCCATCTTCGGCTCCACACGCCGCGGCACACCCTGGTCGGTGAGACGCCGCTCGCCGCAGCCGGACTGCAGATAGCGGCTGGCAACGCCGCCCTGACGCAGCAGATCAACTTCTTCCTCAACCAGTCCCGACCATCGTTCGTGCTGACGACCGACCAGGTCCTGAAGAAGGAGCAGGTCGACACGCTGCGCGCCGCTTGGAATGAGCAATCCAGAGGCCTCAATCAGGGCAGCACGCCTATCCTGACCGCTGGCCTGAAGGCGACGCCGATCGGCGCGAAGGCCACCGACTCCCAGCTGGTCGACATGCTAAAGCTGTCCGACAAGGCGATCGCAAGCGTCTACCGCGTCCCCCCAGCAATCGTCGGCGAGGATGCCAAGGCGGTCGCGTCGACCGAAACGCTGATGCAGTTCTGGCTCGCCAGCGGCCTCGGGTTCGTCCTCAACCACATCGAGGAGGCGATGGGCCTTTTCTTCAAGCTCGGTGGGCAGCCTGACGAATATCTCGAGTTCGACACCAGCGCCCTGCAGCGCTCGTCGTTCAAGGAGCGTGTCGAGGGCTGGGCGGCAGGCACAAAGGGCGGGATCTTCGATCGGAATACTGCACGCGCCGATTTCGAGATGGGGCCGGTCAAGGGCGGCAACGAGCCGTGGGTTCAGCAGCAGGACATCCCGCTCAGCGTCGCAGCAGAATCGGCGAAGACCCCCCCGTCCGCCCCCGCGCCGCCCGCGCCAGCTGTGCCAGTCGAGGCGCCGGCGGATCAGGCGCGGCGATACGAAGCCCTACGCCAAAAGGAAGCGAGCCAGATATATGGATGATATCGAGGTTCGTGCATTCGTCGACGGCGCGCGCGATGCCGTCCGAAAGATGCTCGCCGACGTCCGCACCGAGGCAGATCGGGCAGAGGCGCTTCGTGCAGCCGAGCATCGTGCCTTCATGGCCGAAAGCCGGCAGGCTGATGTCGTCCGCGATCGCGACTTCGCCGACATGATGCGAGAATTGAAGGACCGCCTCGCGTCTGTGAAAGACGGCGCTGCTGGCCGTGACGGCATCGACGGCAAAGATGGCGATCCCGGCCGCGATGGCGTCGACGGTGTGAACGGCGCTGACGGCGCACCTGGGCAGGACGGCCCGACCGGCGAGCGCGGTGCGGATGGCGCACCGGGCGTTGACGGCAAAGACGGGTCAGACGGCGAGCCAGGTATCGCTGGCCAGCCCGGGCGTGACGGTATCGACGGCAAGGACGGTGCCGATGGTCAGCCAGGTCGCGACGGCGTCGATGGCAAGGACGGATCGCCGGGCGCTGCTGGCGAACCGGGCCGCGACGGTGTTGATGGTAAGGATGGCGCAGAGGGCGCACATGGCCGTGACGGCGCAGACGGTGTCGACGGCCCCGTCGGCTCACCCGGCGTCGACGGTAAAGACGGTGCAGACGGCGCTCCCGGCCGCGATGGCGATCAGGGTCCGCAAGGTGTTCCCGGTGCCGACGGTCGTGACGGCATCGACGGCAAAGACGCGTACCAGGGCGAAGCGCGCGGGCTGTTCGATCCGCAGGCCCAATACCGTGCGATGGACACGGTCGGTTTTAACGGATCGGAATGGCGGGCCAAGCGCGACGATCCAGGCGCCCTCCCCGGCGACGGTTGGATGCTTTCGGCAGGGCGCGGCAAGCGCGGTGATCGTGGCGACCGCGGCGAGCGCGGTGCCGACGGCGCGCCCGGTCGCGCCGCGCCAGAGATCATCGCCCTATACGCCGACCCGAAGGCGATGAGCATTGTCGCGACGAAGGATGATGGCAGCGAATTGACTGCCGACCTGTTCGAGCTCGCGCAGGTCATCCGCACCGCTTGAATTTCCTAGTTCGGGATCGGCTTGACCCCTTGGTCGGTCCCGGAAACTCTCCAACTGACGAGGTGCGCCGATGGCTGACGAACCCGTCACGCTGGAACAGGTGAAGACGCATCTGCGTCTCGGCACGTCCGATCGCGAAGACGCGTATCTGGGCATCCTGATTGGCGCGGCACGTCGCGCCATCGAGAACCTGACCGGTAGGGACATTGCAGTCGACGTTCCTACGCTGGACGAGCGAGACAAGGACGTGGTCGCCCAGGCCTCCCTGCTGCTCATCGGGCAGTGGTATTCGAACCGCGAGGCAGTTGGCGTCAACGTTTCAGAGATCCCGCTCGCTGTCCAGTTTCTGCTCAATCCGCTGCGGGTGATGTTCGTATGACGCAGCTGACAGCGGGTGAGATCCCCGACTTCATCCGCATCGAGCGCCCCGTCGCCGATACGGCTTTCGACGGTGCCGGCTCTGGCGGTTGGGAGCTGGTCGACGAGGTCTGGGCAGGCGTCGTCGATATGCTGCCCAGCCGCGGCGAGAAGCTTGCCGAGGGCATCAACGTTGCCACCCGGCCCGCCCGGGTGCGCATGCGCTTTCGGGACGACGTCACGAGCAGCATGCGGTTCGTGATGGGCGATCGGATCATGCAGATCATCGCGGGGCCCGCCATCATCCGGCAGCGCTCTGGCGTCGAGTTCATGGTAGAGGAATACAGCACGGCCGGGAACGCCGCCTGATGGCCACCAGCCGGGGCGGCCAGGCGGTGCGCCGTTACATCGCGCAGTTGCCTGCCGAGGTGGAAAATAAGCTGCTGCGCGGCGCGGCGCGGGCCGGCGGGAAGATCATTCTTGCCGAGGCGAAAGAGCGGTCGATCTCCTCCGACGTCGACGAGGCGCTGGAAATGCGAAGCAAGTCGGAGGCTGGGCGGCTGACGGTGACGATCGCCGTTCGGAAAGGCTGGGGCCGCTCGATCGCCAATTGGCTCGAATATGGCACAGACGCCCATTTCATCTCGGTCGCGAAAGACGAAAGCGGCGGCAAGAGCGTCGCGCGGATCAACGCCACGGACAAGCGCACGATGGTCATCGGCGGCAAGTTCGTTGGCGACACCATTTTCCACCCGGGCGCCAAGCCGAACCCGTTTCTACGCCCAGCGCTCGACATCAAGGGGGCCGAGGCGGTCGCCGCGGCGCAGAGCTTCATCAACGCGCGCGTAACCCCCTCGGGGATTATCGGAACCGCTGAACCGGAAGGCGAAGACGCATGACCGGTGTCGATATCGTTGGCGAGCTGCTCAATTCGGACGAGACGCTGATCGCTGCCATTCCCGCCGGACAGATCAAGGCTGGCGCGCTTCCTGACGGTGTCGATCTGCCGACGTTGTTGGTCCGGATGACCAGCAACGTCGAGCGGCAGATGCTGAAGCGTGGGCCCACCGTGCGCACCATGGAGCGCATCTCGGTCACCGTGCGGGCCGAAAGCTACCGCGACCAGGTCACTGCGATGAA